ATTATTGGCTCGTTAAGTGCAAGCTGTAATTCTTTGTTTGTTGCTGGTGTTATTACGGAAGTAAAAGGCGCACGAACTGTCTTTGATACTGTGTCTATTGCTTTTTGAAATTTTTCTGAGTGTCTACCCATTTCAGAAAAGATGCGTTCATCTATTGTTGCTACTTGTGCTTCTCTTTTACTGATGACTCCATCATCAAAGTAAGCAAGAGACTGTCTTATTTTTTTAGCGGTATCTGATCTAGCTGCTAAATCATCTATTGCACTAATAGATTTAGCAACTGTCAAATCTAAAACCTTATCTTTAAACTCACCCAAACCTTTTTTAATTTTATAGTACCTAGATGTAGGAACACTCATCGCATCAGGAACAAGTATTTGTTCTCCTGATTCTTTGTCTTTTATTGGTTTAAAAAATTTTACAATAGCAGGACCTTTACCATAATAATTAGAAGAATAAGGTCTGCCTCCTAATCTGTAAACTTCACGAACCGTGTCCCGCGCTGGACGATCCACGTACGTATTAATCTCTGCATCCCTTACGCGTAAAAAATCTGCCTCTGTGTTTATATTTTCTTGTTCTTTTGGTGTCGCTTCTTTTTTAAATATTGTGTAGTTAGGATACTTTATAGCTGTGCCTGAGTTATCAGGAAAATTTCTGAGACCAGAATCACCTGATCTATTTACTAAAGGACCGATAGTGCTCGATATACCAGCGTATACTCCACCACCAAAACCTCCTTGTATACCTGCATTTATAACACGACTCCTTACTTCCGCTTCTGGAACTTTTAATCCTGTCGATTGTTCTGCTCCTTTAATAAATACATTTTCTTGTGCTGCTTCTGTAACGGCCTCTAACGCTGAAGCTGTTGCTATGTTTCCTCCTGTCGATATGATTCCATCAAAAACTTTTGACGCCGTTGTTTTATCTACTTCAAATATTTTTTGTATTTGATCGACAGAATTTTTTTTACCTATTCTTCTAAACGCTGGCTCTAATGGTCGTAAGATCGGAATGATTGTAGCGACATCAAAAGTTCCAGCCAGCAATCCAGTTTTTAATGCCTGTTCTGCGTCAGAATAATTTTCATTACCAGCAAGTTCTTTTTGTGCTCTAGCCGCTTCACCAGTTCCAAGAAAAGCACTAGTGAGATAAGCTGATACAGCCGGTAAACCAAATCTTCCAACAAACCCTACCGGAGAAAACCCGACTAAACCCATACCTAACCTTGTTGCGATAGCAGCTGATACGCCAGGAAATAAAGATGGAATCGCTTGTCCAACTTGGTTAGCTACCCATGGTGCAATATCATTTGCATTTGTAACATCTTCTATCTTACCCACTTCGGGCGCACCAACGGCTGCTGCTTCTAATCTATTTTTTAAAGATACAGACTTACCGTAGCCAACTAAATTATCACTGTTTAATAGTTCACCAATTACAGCAATAGAGTCCCCTGTAATCGCCTGGACGTTATTAAAACTTCTTTCAAGTCCTTTTGAAAATTCACTCTGCTCTGATGGTATAGGTGCAGTGGGTGATATGTTGTCTAGTCCTATGATTGATAAATCTAAACCACCAGCTTCTGGTTCGACTCCTCCAATTTGCGGTGGTGTATTATCGAGCCCCACTATTGACAGGTCAAGCTCAGCCATTAACTTATTCCACTAAAATCTAAATCAGGTCTTTGCGCTTTAAGTAATGCAATAATTTGATCTCTTGGTAAATTATTTGCTTTTGCTAGAGTATCTATCATCTCATTTGTAACCTTTTGACCAGTGCCTGAACCAGAAGTTTTCACTCCAGCTAATTCTGTTTTTTGTTCATCATCACCAAGACCAATATATCCTAAAATTTTACCAAACATTCCTGGTTCTTTTTTCTGGAACAAGAATTGGTTATTAACATAATCAATTGCATCCAATGCTAATTGGTTATTACTTGGAATTTCTTCGCCTGCATTATATAATTTATTAGATTGTGTTTGCATTCTATTATAGATGTTTGTAACATACAAAGACTCTATTGAGTTTGGATCTTCTAAAGCTTCATTATCAAAAGATAAATTTGTTTTATTTGTAATACTACTTAATATTGTAGGAATGTTTTCTTTTACACTTCCTATGTTATATTTGGTTTGTTTAGTAATTTTGCCATCCTTTTTTATCTGTTCTTTTAATAAATCTATTTCACCGCCAAGGAGAACTTTGAATATCTCTCCCCTAAATTTTTGTTGTTGGGCTTTTGTTTTATATCTTTCATTTATTTCATTTCTAAGTGCATCACTTGCAACTTTAGCTGCAGCATCGAGCGGCTCACCTGGTGTCATCATTAACTGTAATCCATAATATACAGTCTTTAATGCATCAGAGTCTGGGTCTTTTTGATATCCAAGATTAAATCCTGATGCTTCTAGTGCTCTAGCAATAGCTCCACTGACACCACTATCAGTTGTAGTGCCATCAACTATGGTTGTTCCGGTAGTGTCTGTCTTAACTCCTGTTGTAGTATCTACGCCTGTTCCTTTTTCTTCTTCTTTTTCTACTTCATCTACCTCTGTCGCTTCTTCTTCAGTTATTGTCCCAGTAGAAATTGAACTTGATTGTGATTCAAGGTTTGATTGCAGGTCATTAAGTTTATCGTTTTCCGCATTCATTAAATCTTCAAACTTATCTTTTGTTATGTCTCCTTTTTGATATTGATCTAGAATAAAATCCATGTTGTCGGAAATTTCATCCATTTGATTTTTGATATCGTTCTTTTCTGCTTGAGGTGCATTTAAATTTTCTACAACATCATTAACAGCGTCTTTAGTGCTGTTAATTGCAGTTTTAACTCCATCGCTAGCGCCTATAATTATTTGATTTACCAACTCAGGATTTGATTCAAGGTCTTCTTTTAGTTTTTGATCTGCTTCATTTAACGATGAGTAAGGTAATGCTAAAACTCTTTTGTTTCTCTCTATCTCATCACCTGCCGCTTTAAATTGATCTGAGATATTATTTATTTCATTTGTGATTATCTCAATTGGGGTGTTGATGTTACCCTCTTCATCAAAAGTTTTTTCTACAATAGTATCTTTAACTGAAGATGCTGCATCTTTTACAGTGTCCACAACTTTTTTACCACCCTCTTCAAGATCGCTCATACTAACTCCAAATATTTCTGATTCACCGGCATCGCTTGTTCCGGTTAATTTAAGCCCAGTTAAGGATTGAAAAGCATCATTAAATTCTTTCACAGCTGCTTCACTTGGAGCAATGTTTGCTATAACTCCTTTAGCAAAATCTTGAGCTTCTTTAAGAGATTGTCCTCCTATTTCTTTCGCCTGATTAAGTCCCCTAATCGCGTTAAATAAAAGTGCCTTGTTTGTGCTTTTAACTCCTTCAGTAAATGCCTCACCACCTTGCTCTGAATTAATAGAATCAAAAACATCTATAACTTTTTGACTGTCCTCTTCTAATTTTTCAGCTAAGCTTGTTGTCAATGTAAGATCATCTTCACCCTGATTTGCTTGTTCTTCTTTTGGTGATTTAGACAACGCTGAAATACCTGCTTGATCCGCTATTTGCTCCGCTGGAAATCTAGCTTCTGTCTCCTTTGTAGCCTGTGCAGCTACCTCATCTGCTATGGCTTGTTGACCTGCTTGTTCTTCAGCCATGGCTTGATCTATTAATGCTTGATATGCATTACCCTGCGGAAGTGGTCCTGTTCCACTGTCGCTTATGTCAAAATCTCTTCCAAACAGAGTCATTGTATTTGCCGTCAGACCTGGAAAGCCAACCTGTTCTGTAATGGCTCTTATCTTATCTTCTTTTTCATCAGAAAAAAGTTTGTCACCATAATCTATTCCAGTAATTCCAGCTTTAAACCCCTCTCCTGGATTAGGGAACAATCCCTCTGATCCTATTAATTTAGCAGCCTCTAAAGCTTTTAAAAAATTTTCTGTGTTAAGAGGTGTCCCTGCATCATCAAAACCATCTCGATAAAAAGACATGATGTCATTTATTGTAGGGACATACACGCCCGCTTGTGCACGTATAGGTTCTCTAAACATTCTTCTGTTGAGTGGATGCATATTAACCAAACAATCTCGATAGTCCTAGTGCACTAATACCGAGTCCTGCTATTTGAGATAATGGATTAACTCCTGCTGCAGGATCTTGGAAAGTTATGCTTGAATAACTAGAAGGTTGTCCTGTTAAAATATCACTAGCAAAACCAAGTCTTGTAAACGGCTCCATCTCTTGAGCTTCAGCTGTTCTTCTTGCAGCATCGAGCCCTGCTTGTTGTAACTGTTGTTGCAGTCCACCAATACCAAGAAGAGACGCTGTGTCTCTAAGTTGAGCTTGCTGTAAATCTAAACCAAGTCCCGCCTGACCTGCACCTAATGTGCCTAGTTGTTGACCAAGAGCACCGAACCGTGAGCCGAGAGCTCCGATACCTGTACCAAGTTGACCCATCAATTGACCACCAGCGAGTTGTCTTCTTCTCTCTTGTTCAGCTCTGTTTACTGCATCGGTAAAACCTTGTCGTTGAAACTGTCCTATTTGTCTTAATGTGCCTTCATCTATACCTGCTTCTACTACACCTAAACGAGAGCCACCAAAAGCTCCAGCTTTTTGTGCCTGTGTAGCAGCAGTTGTTTTCATTAAATCACCTTGTCGTTTTATTTCATCAGTAACTGCTTGTTGATATGGATTAAAGAAAGCATCTATATCGCTTTGTGTAATACGACCAGCGCCTAGTTCACCAAGAGCCGCACCTCTGCCGGCTATAGTTGCACCTTGAGTGAATAAAGGAGCTCCGGAAAGAGCAGCGCCTATACCTTGTCCAAGTGTTCCACCAGCTTGTGTAATAAATGGAGCAAAAGAATCAATACCTTGACGTGCTCTTGCAAAGGCAGCCCTTTGATCACCAGTTAAATCAGCAATCTGAAATGCGGGTATCTGCCTTGCAATGCCTGCTCGACCAAACTTTCGTAACTCAAAATCTTCTTCTGATTCGATGAAATTACCTTGTTCATCTTTTCTTCTCTCTGCATCAGGATCACCAAATACTGTTTTAAGAAGTTGTTCGCTTCTCTCTTCTATAAACGGAGCTGGTCTTACGTATGTTTCAGCCATTATTTACCCCTCGATGCTGGTGATAATTTACCACCTTTTTCTAAATTAGCCATCATTTCGTACATTGGTTTAGCGCCTCCTGCATTTTTTACTGCTTTTGCTGTGACGACAAATTCGCCATTACTTAAATACGCAGGGATATCATCACTGGTACCTGTCCCTGGACCACGAAGCATGCCTCGTGCTCTTGGAGCATCTTCAGGAAAACCTCCTTCAGCCATTGCTCTAATACCTTCCATCCTTTTTAAACCATTTACAGGCTCTTGCATACCCACAATTCCACCTTGAGCTGCAAACATTGACGGCACGATGTTTGTTCCTGCACTATACGCAGGAGCAAATCCTACGTTAGTAATTGAATCAAACATGCCTTGGCCTGGATATAACTCTGGAGCATAAGCAACTGCTTCTCCTTGTGGACCACTAAATAAATCAGGGAATATTTGAGCTATACCCTGTAATCCAAACAAGCCAGCTAGTATTCGTTTCGTGCTGAATCCTTTGCCTGGGTCACCACCTTCTCTAAATATGTTGGTTGCTTTTTCAAAGAAGCCTTGATCAGTTGCAGCTTTGGTTGCTTTTTCTGTAGCTGATGCAAGTTCAGCGGTATTTGCACCACTAACAACTTCTGCTCCAGTTGGATTTGGAACATTACTAAAAGCAGGTTGAGCACCTCTAAACAATGTGCCTAAACCACCTTCTTGAATACCTTTGAATAGTGAACTTCCTAAAGATCTGCCACCAGCTTGTTGTCCTAAATTAAATGCTTGTGAGCCTTTTGCAAGACCAGCCAATCCGCCAGCTGTGATACCCGATAATATTGCTTGTCTTGGATCTTGTCCGCCTATTAGTCCACCAGCTGTTCCTGCTGCTCCCACTAATAAAGGACCTGCACCAGGAATAAAAGATGCCGCTAAAGGTAAAACTACTGGAGCTGCTTTTTTTAATTTTTTAACTAATTTTTTTAAAAAGAATTCTGGCTGTCCTGTGACAGGGTTGATTGAATTTAAATTACTTCCTACAATATATTCCGCTGGGTTAATACCTAGCTTTGCCATTGAAGCAAATACTTGATCACGAAGCTCTGGGTTTTTTTCAAAAACCTCCATGGGAATAATAGTTTCTCCTGTTGCAACGTGAGCAATAGTATCGTCTTCAAAACGTCCTAAGTCTTTTAGTGCGGTTACAGCGTCTTGAAAATCAGCCAATCCGCCTTGTGGTAGCGCTAGTCTTTTCATAATCTCCTTAAAAGCATTTAATGTAATGTAGCAAGAAGGCTAGACTTGTGTATTTAGCCAATTTAATCCTATATTTATAGGGAAATAATTGCTATATGACAATAGATAAATAATTAGTTAGAAAGGAATTAAAGTGTCAGAACAGTTAAAACATGAATTTCAGGCTTTTAGGCCCTTTGGTCCTACAGTTTTTAAAGGATCTTTGCCTAAATCTTTAATAAAATTATTAGATGATAAAGCAACAGAGATTATGGACAGCGAAAAAATGTCAAAAGAATGGGATCACTCGATGCACCTTGCGGGTAATGTAAAACAAGAAGTAAGATATCCTCCAGCATGGATGATATCAACTGAGTTCGCTCCCATGAGTAATTCTTTACAAATGATAATACATAAATATTTAGAGCAACCTCCAATGGTAAATACTATATCACCAGATAAAGTTGAAAAAATATTAATAACAAGCATGTGGGTTGTATCACAATGGGCAGGGGATTTTAATCCATCACATGTTCATGACGGTGATTTATCTGGCGTAATATATTTAAGAATACCTCCAGGATTAAAAGATGAATATGAAAAAGAAGATCATTTTCCTTGTGTGGGAGATATTCAATGGCAGTGCGGACAAGCTGCTACTTTTAATGGACATACATTTCAAGCAACACCTAAAGTAGGAGACATCTATTTATTTCCATCTTGGCTTTCACATATGGTTTACCCTTTTAGAACTCCAGATGAGGAGAGAAGATCAGTGTCTTTCAATGTTACTATTAAAAGAAAAAAAGAGAAAGATGAGCAACAAATCTAATACACCTTTTCCCATGGTAAGAATTACGTGGCATGATGCAAAAGATACAGAGACTGGTTGGTTACATATTAAAGAAATTGTTTCTGCTCCGTTAGCCGTGTGCCAAGAAGTTGGATACATGGTTGTAAATAATGATGACAAAATAGTGGTTATGAGATCGTGGTGTACAGACAAAGATGATAATCATGGTGGTGGTGCAATAGCAATACCTCGTGGTTGGGTTAGAAAAATAGAATATTTAACGGTAGAGTATGCAACACAATAGTAACACTGAGTTTGTTATGTACGTTGATAATTTTTTATCAATAGATACATTAGAATCTTTACAAGAAACTTTTTTAAATTTAAAATATTCTGAAGTAAATGATCCTCACGGACGCGTATATGGAAAAAGGCATACGTTTCCTGAAAGTTTTCACACAGATCCTTTGTTAAAATTAATTAAAAATTATTTTTTTCCAAATAGAAATTTAGAACCAATATCTGTAAGCGCTCATGTAAGAAAAAATAACAAAGAACCAATGTTTCATGTAGACACCTATAAAGGTAATGTTGCAAACTTTTTGTTATTTGTAAAAGGAGAACCATTATTTAATAATGGGACAGGCTTTACACACAAGAACCAACTGTCCTCACATATAGGCTTTGTTGAAAATAGAGCTTTATTTTTTAATGGTAGTAAAATTATGCATTCCGATTTACAATCATTTGGCGAAAGCACTGATAGATACACACTTAATATTTTTTATAAAGATGCATAAAGTATTTGTTGGAACTCCTTGTTATGGTGGTCTAATTACCACGGAGTATTTTAAAAGTTGCATGCAGCTAGTAGCGTTGGCTGCTACAAATAAAATAGAATTACAATTTGCAACAATAGGTAATGAGTCTTTAATTACTAGAGCTCGTAATACACTAGTTCAACTATTCATGGATGGAGACTACACACATTTATTATTTATAGATGCTGATTTAGCTTTTAACCCAGATGCTGTAGTAAGAATGTTAGAGTATGACAAAGAAGTGGTCACTGGCATATATCCAAGAAAAACTATTGATTGGATGAAAGTGAAGAAAAGATTAAAAGAAAATCCTGATATATCCGAAGATGAGCTTTTGGCAGCATCATTACAATATAATTTAAACGTAAAAGATCCAGAAAAAATTTTATTAGAAAATGGTTTTATAGAAGTACTAGATGGTCCAACAGGTTTTATGTTAATTAAAAGAGATGTGTTTGTAAGAATGGCTGAAGTTTATCCTGATTTAAAATTTAAGCCTGATCAACATATCAACCAATCTCACGAAACAGAATTTAATTATCATGAAACATCAGATTGGAATTATGCTTTTTTTGATACGATGATAGAACCACAAACAAAAAGATATCTATCGGAGGATTATGCATTTTGTCGTTTATGGCAAAACATGGGTGGAAATATATACGCAGATATTTTATCTGGTATGACACATTATGGTAATTATGCTTTTAAGGGTAACGTTGGAACACAGTTTAAAGGCGCAAAGTGAAGTATAAATATATAAGTAATAATATAATAATATGTGATAATTTTTTACCACCGGTTATTTTAAAAAATATACAAAGCGATTTACTTAAAAATATGCACGCTTTTAAAATGCCTGAATGGTATGGCACTAACACTATAACAAAAGAAAAAGAAAAATATTCTGCGTTTAATAAATCATGTGGAGGTTATGATTACTGGATAAATTTTGGTGAGACTCCTGAAAATAATGAAAATATATTAGGCTTAAATACTAGATTCTATAACCAGGGGTTCTTTTCTTTTTTACAAAATCAAGGTAGGGACAATGTATTTAAATTTTTAAAAAAAGACTTACAAGCAAAAATACACGTTGTCTGTTACAACCATGGCGGCTTTTATGACTGGCATTGTGACACTGAATTTTTTACTTTCAATTTAATAATTAATGACGAAGATGAACTACAGGGTGGAGATATGTTATTTATGGATGATGGTAGGATTATAGAGATTCCAAGTAGGAACAATCTTATGGTGGTTTTTCCTAGTTATATTAATCATTGCATAACACCTATTTTATCAAAATCTGGTAAAGATGTATCTTTTACTCAGCAAAGATTTAGTATACAATACTGGGTCAAATGCAGCTAGTTGACTTAAAATTTAGACCAGGAGTAGATAAACAGGACACAGCTTATTCGGCTGGTGACGAGCGTAAATACATAGACTCTGATTTTGTCAGGTTTCACTACGGTAAACCAGAAAGATGGGGTGGTTGGACAAATCTACCTAATCCTAATAAAACTATAGTAGGTGTTGTGAGGGATACTCACTCATGGATGGGATTAGACGGTTTAAGATACTTAGCGTTAGGAACAGATAGAAAATTATATATCTATAACGAAGGAGCCGTGTACGACATCACACCTATTCGTGAAACACAGGCATTAACAAACCCATTTACAACAAACGGAACCACCACTGTGTCTGTAGCAGATAGCACCCATAACGCAAAACTAGGAGATTTTGTTACTTTTGATTCTTTTTCATCAATAGATGGTTTAGACATGAATCAAGAATTTGAAATCACATCCATAACTGACGCAAATAATTACAAAGTTACACACACTAGCACAGCATCTGGATCAACATCCGGTGGCGGTGGCTCAGGTAACGCAAAATATCAAATAAACGTAGGACCTGCTACATCTACATATGGACTAGGATGGGGCACAGACACCTGGGGTAGTAGCACTTGGGGAACGGCTAGCTCTTCATCTGACGTTGTTATTGTAGGCAGAAACTGGTCATTAGACAATTTTGGTGAAGACTTAATTGCTACTGTTTTAGATGGTGGCACTTTTATTTGGGACACATCTGCAGGTACAGGAACAAGAGCAACAGCTTTATCCAATGCTCCTACTGCATCAAGATTTAGTCTTGTCTCAACAGATACAAGACATTTATTAATATTTGGCACTGAAACTACAATAGGTAGCACAGGCACTCAAGATGATTTATTTTTTAGATTTTCAGATAGGGAAGATGCTACTGATTTTACACCTGTAGCAACGAATGAAGCAGGGTCATTGCGTATATCAGATGGCTCAAAAATTGTAGGTGCTGTAAAATCAGCAGGACAAATACTCGTTTGGACTGACACATCATTACATGGAATACAGTTTGTTGGAACACCTTTTACTTTCGGTTTGAGACAGCTGGGTGCAAACGCAGGTCTTATAGCCCAACATGCAGCTATAGAGGTTAACGGTATAGCTTATTGGATGTCTGATGACGCATTTTATCTTTATGATGGTGTTGTCAAAAAAATGCCTTGTTCGGTGCAAGATTTTGTTTTTGATGATATTAGTTATACAAATAAAAATGATATAGCTGTAGGACTAAACACAGCTTACAATGAAATTATTTGGTACTATCCTTCAGCTAATGCATCTCAAATAGATAGGGCAGTTGCATATAACTATTTAGAAGGCACTTGGTACACATTGAGTTTAGGTAGAACTACTTGGCTTGGTGCTTATGTATATGAAAAACCAATAGCTACTGAATATAATGCTAGCGCTACAGCTAATATATCTACCATACTAGGATTAACAGCTGGTGCTTCTTTTATTTATGAACATGAATCGGGTAACAACCAGGCAGATGGAACAGCAATAACAGCGTTCTTAGAAACAGGTTCTGTAGAGATAGCCGATGGTGATCAATTGATGTCTGTCAACAAACTAGTTCCTGATTTCAGCAACCTCGCAAATACGATGACTGCAAGATTAACATTAGAGCAATACCCTCAGTCTTCATCTAATGTTACATCAAATGCAAGTATAACCAGTACAACAGAAAAAGTAAGTGTTAGAGGCAGAGGCAGAGCAGTAAAAATAAGATATACAACTAATACAGTAGATGATACACCTTGGAGACTTGGGTCACAAAAACTTGAAATTAGACCAGACGGTAGAAGATAATGGCTAAAATTACGATTACTAGATTACCTAACGCTACACCAGAATATGATGCTGGTCAGTTTGATCAGATGATCAGATTACTTGATCAAATAATACTTTTATTAAATACAAACTACCAACAAGATCTTAGAGAAGAAGCAGAGTCGGAGGGTTTTTTCCTTGGCTAATACATTTAAAAGTGCAATGGTTGATATGACATCAACAGATTTAACAACTATAATAACTGTGCCAACAGCTAATCCTGGTGCCACACCCCCTGTTCCACCTACAACAGATGTTATTAAATCTATTTTAATTTGTAATGACTCAGGTAGCACCACACTTGTTGATTTAGAAGTTGTCAGATCATCTGCGACTTTTGAATTATTTAAAGCAAAAAGTGTAGCAACTAATACTACAACAGAATTATTATCTCAACCTCTTGTGTTACAAGAATCTGATGTATTAAAAGCACAAGCAAATGCTGCTAATCAAGTTCACATAATTGTAAGTTTTATGGAGGTTACAAAAGGTCAACTTTAGAAAGGATGAATATGAAATTACAAGGAATGTTTATTACACCTGTATTTACTACAGAGTTAGAAAACAATTATAATTTAGAACAAAAACTTTATGATTTACAAAAACAAGATAAAGTTGGATCACCCAAATCAAATGTAAAAGGGTGGCATAGTAAAGAAGATTTATATTTACGTGAAGAGTTCAAAGAAATAACTCAAGACATAATGTTTCAAGCACAAGAGTGTTTTAACGCATTAAGTGTAGAGAGAAAATATGGGCCTGAAATGACAGGATTATGGGGTATGATAAATCCACCAGGTGCTAGAAATACAGTTCACACACATCCTTTAAATTTTTTATCTGGAGTTTATTATTTAAAAGTGCCAAAAAACAGCGGTAATTTAGTGTTTATTGAACCTAGGCCACAGGCAGAGGTGCTGGATCCACCTAAAAATCAAGACTTATCCGTGCATTTTGCACATAGTGTGCAGTGGGAAGCGAAGGAGAATAACTTGATTTTTTTTCCATCATGGTTACAACATGAAGTACAAGAAAATAATTCTAATCAAGATAGAATTATTTTAAGTTTTAATTTAAGATGGAGAGAATAAAATGCCAATAATTAAAAACGCTGAACAAATAGGAACGGTAACTTTAGAGGACGGAAGAGTCATTCCAAAGTATAACGTCAAAACAGAAACAACACTTACAAACATGGACACAGGTCAAGAATACGAATCTGAAGAAGCTATGCAAGCTGATATAGATGATCCAAACACTTCAACAACCGCTGAAAAAGTCAGACGAGATGTTAAAGTATTTGCTCCATCGTTAAAAGATATGTTAGGTGAGACTCCTAAATCTTAAGATTTTTTACAATCACAATCATCACAACAATGTTGCGCTGAATCTTTTAGGTGTCTTTCAACATCTCTTTCCATTGCTAGTAATCTTTCATGGTATTTACTCACCTTATCTGCAAGGTAGGCGATAGCTTTATTTATATCTTCATTTTCCATATTTATCTCCTGTGATTGTTAATTTTGGTGAGAACCTAATGTAAACATGTTTTGTCTAAAATCAACAGAACTTTTCTAAATTGTTTTCTTGACATCAATTTCATGATATAAAATAAGACAGAAAACAGAATATGACAGATTTTATAGGAGTGTATGATATAGATAACACTGATATTTTTTGTAAAAAAGTTTTTAGTCATTTAAAAAACTTAGAATTAATAAACAGAAACAAAGACGAAAAATCAATCACTGGAAGTCATTATTATTTATTACAAGAACAGGAAAATACTCTCTTAAATTTTAACATTAATTTATTAAATGAATTTCACAATATCATTAATGTTGCTTTTTTAGATTACATAGAAAGATATAAAACAGCTTTTGAATCAGGATCAAAGATTTTTTTAAATCCTAATATTAAATTACAAAAAACTTCTCCTAGTGAGGGTTATCATATTTGGCATTGCGAAAATTCAAGTTTACAAAATTCTAGCAGAACACTATTTTTCTTAATGTATTTAAATAATATTGAAGAAGGAGGAGAGACAGAATTTTTGTATCAAAATAAAAGAGTGCAACCAAAAGAAGGCAGACTAATTATTGCTCCTGCCTCATGGACACACGTGCACAGAGGTAATACTTCATTAAAAGGTGATAAATATATTTTAACAGGTTGGTTTGAATATATAAATTAATTTTGAAAGGATAAAATATGCAAGCAGATTTTACAGTTAGTGTCC